AAGTCATAGCGCTCAACTGCATCAATCGCTCTAACGCTCTTAATATGCTTGTCAAACACTTCTGAATAAATATTCAAAGCTGTTTCAAACTCCATATTTTTAAAATCAGAGCTATTAGTGAGCTTAACCAGTGCTAACTGTGGCTTAATCTGTACTGGAAATCTGTCATCTGACCACATATCAAAGACTTTCAAGACGTTATCGAACGAAAGAAAAAGCTGGTACTCTTTTCCATTGAGCACCAGCCTATCATCCATTCTTTTGGAAATGTCAAACATTACTCAGATAGAAACTGTTTAAAATATTCATCGTTTTGACGTTCAGCATTAACTTCGTTAATTGCTTTTGAAATTTGCAAGAACACCTTGAGATAGGTCATTGTATTTTGACCAACAGCTTTATAGAGCTTTTCAGGTGTTTCATTGTCAAACATCGTTTTAAAGAACTCGTCTAAGACAGCTTTGATTTCTTGAACTGCTCCCCAAGAGTCCTCGTTAGCAATTCCGTCAATGCTATTAGCACGCTGTTTCAACTCATCAGCTTTTGCTTGCATTTCTTTGCTTTGCTCATCGCTTGGCATGAATTCAAGCGTACAATCTCCTACTACAAATTCAATCGCATCTTGCTTCGCATCAAAATTATAAACTCGTGACATATTTCAAACCTTTCTATTCTGTAATAGCTTTCTCAATTGGCTTTTTAATCCATTTGAGTGTGCATTCGAATTCTTCATAAGCTGTCGCATCACCAGAACCAGCTTTAATGCCAGAAACGTTAGCGATTTGAGTAAATGACTTCTTGCCGTTTGACTCAACTACACGATGCCATACACGACGACCATCACCGATTTCATAGCGTTTAGATGCAATTAGAGCTTGCGCCTTATCCTCCGCATCATATAGACCAGAAACAGAGTAAGCACCAGAAACAGATGTAACCGTTTCTTCTGGTGTACCATCACCGTCATAGTAACCAGTGTCATCTGTTTCTTCGTCTGTGTCGTCATCGATAGTTTCGATGTATTTAGCCAATGGTAAGAACGCATCATCACCTGGTACAGTATCTGGCGTTCCTGGATTAAACGGTGCTACAAAGTGTTTGCGTTGGGCATTTTTTTGACGTGCCATAATTTCCTCCTCAAATTTCTAATTTTGCTTGTAATTGCAATGTGTAAACAAAATAACCATGTTCATCTTTGCCATTAATACCAGGTTTACCGACTGAAAGAGATAAGAATGTGTAAGAGTCGTCTGTGCTTGGCAAATCAATATCAAATGCTGATAACTCGCCATTCAGAAACCAAATGACATCACTTGCCAGCTGATTACTCTTACTTTTGACTGCAATTTCAAACGGTAGGCTTACTTCTCTCGTACCGTCCATAAATTCTCTGTCAATCGTTCCGCCTGGAATAGCATTGACGACCAAATCATCTTGATTATCTTTGAAATAATCTAGCCGTGCTTTCAACGGCAATTGTTTAAAATTGTTAATGTATTTTAAAAGTACTATTTGAAAGTTTTTGTTATCTTGCATCAGAACCCCATCCCTTTAGCTGCAACACGTTTCCATTTATCAACATTTGCTTCCGCTGATTTGTCATACCAAAGTTTACCTGTACCTGGTGTTGTATACTTCTTAAATACAACAATGCCGTTTGTCCCATAAAATTGAGCTCGTGCATATACTGTATTCCAAGAAACAGCGCTACCATCTATAGCTATTTGTCCGCTGGCTCGCAAAGCACCGCCCTTCATTGGGATGTACTTGTCTGTATCCATCAAAACTTGGTTAGCTAGTGCACGTTTCCCCCTCAAAACATTAGCATCAGATACCTTCCGTTCAGCGCCACTCAAATCAGCCTTTGTCCGAATACGAAACATCAAATCACTCCTACTTCATAGCTAAAGATTTTGCCATTTAAGTAATTAGGCTCATGACTTTTAACAATGTACGTATTAGCACCATCGCTAACAGTCGCCTCATCCCAGCTGTTGTCTACCTTGACACCAGAAATGGCTGGATAAATGAAAATTGTTCCTGTTCTGTCTTTTTTCTTAGAGTTATTCGCTCCAGAAACAGAACTAGAGCGGTCAAAGCGAACGTGTTTGACCGTCAACAGTTCTGAATAAGTTAAATCACCAAAATCATTTTCTTTTTGTACTTTTTGAACAATAACAGTGTCAGTTAACAAACGCTTATCTATCATAATCAACTCCCACGACAAGGCTAAATCCTGCCTGTTTCAGAACGTTTTCGGCATCAATTGATAAATTATATTGCTGACCGCTAAACGTGCTCTCAGATGTCTTGTAATCGATTTTGGTACGTCCGATAGAAACGCTTGTCATTGTTTTCTTGTCATCAGCTGTCATGATGCCTGAAACATCCAAGTAAGCAATTTGAAACGCCATAGCAAGCTTGACTGCTTGCTTACGATAATCAAAATCATCTTCAAAGTTGATAAAACGCTTGTAGATGTTTTGTGTATACATATCAATGGCAATTTCAGCACGTTTTGCTAACTTATCAAAGTTCTCAACATCATCAAAACCAAGGTCCGAAAACTCTGCTTTAGTTAAATAAGTCATGGTAACCTCCCTAAAAGGGTGTTATCACCCTCATTCTTCTGTTTCAGTATCTGTTTTTGCTTTCTTTCGGGTACGTTTAGGTTTTTCCGTAACTTCTTCATCAAGTGGCACTAAGACCGCTTGAACATCTGGAAAAGCACTAGCAAGGTCTGCGTTGACGTTGTCAGCGTAATCTTTTTCAAGTTCGATGACTTCACCAACAATCACATCTTTATTGAGCGATTTAAAGAATAAATTCTTAGTAGCTTTGTATTGTGGCATATTATCCTCCTACAACACCAGTAACTTTAACGATAGCTTTTTTGTTATCATCAAGTACGTATGTTCCGCCTTTAGCGGCTGCTTGCAACAACACACCATCAAAAGCTGTAGCTTCAATTGTGCGAGCTGTTGAAATACCAACGAATGGAATTACAATTCGGTCTGGTGAGAATACAGCAACTACGCCTGTGTCAAAGTATTGTGCAGGTGTTTCGACCAACGCAAAACCTTTGTAACGAGCCAAACCGTTGTTATCAATAGACACGCTAGAGCCTTTGGCTGATGTATTGGCTGTCATATCAATAATTGCGTTGTAAAGTTCAGGGCGAAGATAAATAGTAACTGGTGCTGTCACTTCGTTGTTGATGTAGTAAGCGCTGACTGTGTTAAACAGCGCTTTGACGTTTTCTTCTGTGAAATCAGCAAGCGCTTCTGCTTTGCCTGCGTTATCTGACAAGTATTTACCAACACGCTTGTTGATACGGCGTGTTTGTGCTTCTGACTGCAATTTCAAGCGGTCAGCAACAGCAGCTTGCAAGTCGTTATTGACTGTGAAGCGGTCAAGTCCTTCATGAATTGTAAGTGTGTAATCGTACTCAACATCTGTATTTGTGTACTTGATTTCTGTGACGTCACCAAAACGAGATTTAGTGCCAGAACCATCGCCAAAACCGCCATCATTAGCACCTGTTTTGTATTCTTCGTTGATAACAACAGGTGTAGCGTTAGTTTTAACCGAAAAGGCTTTAGCGTTTTCTTGTACGCCGTCCAAAATTTGAATTGGTGACAATGCACCAGAGAAAGCAGCTTGTACGCCGAAAACTGTTGATAAAATACCAGCGTACTGTGTTTCATAGCGACGTGCTGGATTGTTTAAATTACTTGGCATGTTTATTCTCCTTTCAATTATTTGCCATAGCTATCAATAATCGCTTGAAACGGGTCAACACTCCCATTCCCACCAGCCGATGGATTGCCATTAGGTACGATTGACGGATTAGGCGTATTATCTTCTTCTGGTTTAAACAAGTAAGCATCACTTTCTTTCAAACCGTTGATAACATCGTCTAATTTAGGCTTGCCATCTTCACCCGTTTCAATCGCATCAACATCGATGAATTTCATCAGTTTTTCTGGATTGTAGGCATTTGTGTCCTTTAAAGCTAAATTGATAGCATTAATTTTTTGTGTCATTGCAAGTTCTGCTTCGGCATCAGCTTTAAACTTGTCATATTCAGCTTGCAATTTATCAAGTGCTTCTTTTTGTTCGGCACTTGTATTCGCATCAGCTTTCAATGTTTCAATCTGTGTCTCAGCATTTTGCAATTGATTTTTAAGACTGTCTCGCTCTTGCGTGATAGTGTCCAAAGCTGATTTAGTTTCATTCAAATCTTTGCCATGCAAAGTAAAAACTTCTTTAGCTTGTTCATCTGTCAATCCAAGATTGATAAGGTCATCTTTTGTAAATGGCATTTTGTCCTCCTAGTCCTTTTTGTAGGTGGCTAACCCCCACCACAAAGGTAAAATCTTATTTACTTCTTCAGTTTACCTTTGAATAAAGCGGACTTTTTACCGTTTTAAGCGCACAAAAAAAGCACCTAGAAAAATCTAGGTGCATATTGCATATAAGTAAGATAATTTACCAAATATTCAAATCTACAAATTTATCAATAATACTTTCTGCTATTTTACCTTTTTGTGTAATGTTGTATGCATCATCAAAGGCTTTAAGCTGGTAATAATCTTCCAAAGCTTCTGCAAAATCATCATTCAACTCACCGTTTTGCAAAATTTTATCTAAATCAAAATTAGGTAAGCAC